ACCTCCACCTGGGAAATCAATTGCTCACCAACGAAATCGAGCCAACGAGCATAGACAGCGCTGCCAGCAGCAGAGCCAGCCATCGACTGGTTGATTTCAGGAAGTGTCACCTGAAGGTATGTGCGGTAAGCAAGATCACCATTTCTGGAGATTGTGCAGGTAACACGTCTGCCGAAATCGGCCTGTCCGGAGAAAGTCTGCTCGATAGACTCCATAGCGAAGTTGGTATGGCGTCTGTAAGACACCTTCCAGAAAGTAATTTCAGGAGTTCCAGTAAGGAACACGTCTTGTGCGCCGTAAGCGACTAGTTGCATTAACGCCCCACCCATATATGCGATATATTATTGCTAAAGAAAATAATTTCTGGGAAAAAGACCCCAAATTGAAAAATACTTACATAAAAATAAAAAAAATTATTTTTAATTTAATTTTACAACCAATTATGTAGGAACCATTCCATCATAAAATAGCTGGATGATTTCAACAGTTTTTTCGGGTATGTTCTCAATCCAATATTGAATTTGTTGATGTAAGACAACAAGCCGATTATTCCAATCTTTTTTTCTATTTACATGAACACATAATACTCCGTTTTGTTTATTTGGTTTCCAACAAGATGATATTTTTTGTGAATTGTTATCTATATATCTGTCTGGATTGAAGCGAATAAATATCAACGGTCTATGTTCGATATCTCTTGAAATCTCCATCAATCGTTTATTTTCACAAGAACAGTCATAATCAGTATGTTGGTTCTCATCCACTTCTACAATCAATATGTGAGAACCCATATCTAATAATAAATCAGGACGACGTCGTGAACATCCATCACTTACTCTCTTATCAGATATCCAAGTAAAATTTCCAAAATGAGACATCACAAAATCAACAACCGCTTTTTCTTTTGTTTTATAATTTCTGGCTGTAGGTTTATCGGGAAACAATTGAATATAGCAATGAATACAATATTTTTCATAATTTCTACTAGCATAATTATCACACCAATCCGATTTACATAAAGGAGAAACTACATTCATCATTCCATCTTTCTTATGATTCATACAATAGATTGGAATATTACTTCCTTTATGATTGAATACAGGTCTTTTATCACACCCGTCCTCGATACATAACGGATGTTTCAAATCAATCATACCATCTTTTTTGTGAGTACCACAATATAAAGGGGTCTTTTGTCCTACTTCATTATAACCAGCAAATATTTTACATCCTTCGACAACACAAAACGAATGTTTTCCATTTGTCATTCCTTCTAGTTTATGAGTAGCACAAAATCGGCAACTACTATCTGTCTCAAATTTATACGAAGGTTGATTTGAACAACCTTCCGCTTCGCATCGACGATGTTTGATATCAACCATCCCATCAGTTTTATGTTGAGAACAAAATTTCCCACGTTGTTCTCCATCGAAATTGAACTGTGCATGATATCGACATCCGTCCATCTCACATCTTTTCCCAGTAACATTTACCATATCATCTTCTTTATGAACTATACAAAATTTTCCTTTTTGTTCTCCCGCAACATTATATATTGGAGTGATATAACAAGGCAATCCATTATCATAAATAAACGCACATCTTTTACATTTGACGTTGACCATCCCATCTTTTCTATGAGAACCGCAATAGACACCTCCAGTTTTACCCGGTAAGTTAAAGGTTGCTCTACTATTACAATCCAAACATAAAACATCGACAACATTTATCATATCGTCCGTCTTACATCGGACACAACAAGAAGCAAATTTTCCTTTTTGACCAAAACAGGCAGTCACTCCGCAGGGACACTTAGGCATCCGTATATGCTGATAAATAAATCCCAGAAAAGTCAATCGATTTTATATGTGTTTTTCACAAAAAGACCCCGAAAAAGACCCCCGAAAAAAAGGAATTCAAAAAATGTCAAAAAGAAGAATATCAGTATATGATAATAATGGACCGCGTTACATATATTCCCCAAACCTTCTATCAAATGGTATACAATACACTAAAAAACCAGGATTTCCAACAGAAAACGAATATGGTCGTGAGCGTTTCTTTAGAACTATATCGTGTAATGGTTTCCTCTCTCCTCCTTCTTTTTATACCCCAAGCATGTGGCACGAATACGTGTACATTAGAAGAAAACCTAGGAAGAACGGACTACAAAACAGGATTTGCGCTCAATTATTTAACGGTGGCTGCGTTCATCCTATTATACGCAACCGAAATAAGACGTGAAGAGAAACTGATAAAACTCTTAGAAGTGAACCCAACGATTTCAACGGATAATGCTTCTATAGGACAACGAATAGAAAACTTCGAAGAATATAAGAAGCACCAGTTATATCAAGTGGACGAACACTACCAATATGCCAGTTATATTGTCATTTCTATTTTTGTCATAAACACGATTTATAGTTGGCGGCTTATTTATATGAATAGTATAGGAAACCAAACCCTTCTAAATTTCGTAACCAATATTCTCTTTATGATATCTAAACTAAGTAATGTTCTCGTGATTATCAACACAGATAAACACGTGTTCTTTTCGGCTTATTTGAATACAAAAGTTCAATTCAACGATATTGACCCAAGAGAAGTTATAAAAATAAAAAACAGAAAAACAGATGAGAAGATAGAGAAAGAGAAAGAGAAAGAGTTTACATTCAAATTATTGGAAGGAGGTGGATTCGAGATAACAGAAGAAGACACATCGCCGTTATGATGATAAAAGGAGATTCGTGTCTAAATTGGAAGCGATAAATTTTTCCAAATATTCATCGTTGAAAACGGATTTCTTGTTCTCGTGTTTTTTCTTAAAAACATAAGTATCATTCTTCTTTTTGACGGTCCAACCTTTTTCAATTGCGTTTGTCAAAAACACTAGTTTTTGAAATTTTTTCTTAGGAACTTGTATTTCGTCGGTGATTTGCATATATTTTATTGGTGGGTTTTAAAGAACCTATTTTGACGTATTTATAAAAAATTCATATAGATATATTCGAATGAAATAGTATATAAGAATGAAAAATATAAAAACGCTAGATGAAAAACATAGCGAAATGGTAGCTCAGTTCTCAAAAAATCGCGAAGAAATTCTTCCTAAACTACAGGAAGAAATCGAAATTTTAAAAAGTAAATTAAAAAAGGGCAAAAAAAATATTGATGAATATATGGAAACAAAAGACGCTATTTTAAAAAACAAAAAAAAAATTCGGGAATTAAAAGAAGATGAGAAAACTTATTATCTGGAGAACTCGAAATATATTTTCGATTATTTTGAACAAAAAAAAGAGATTTCATCAGGAGGACCTTCCAAAACAAATTCGAATGCCGTCCATTCTTTTTTTAAAATTAAATCGGATGACCCAACCATTTCAGACCCAAATTCATCTAAATACAATCAATCTAGAAAAACATATCAGTCTTATTGGCGTAATGTCACAAATGATTATGTAAACATAAATGATTATATAGTAACAACGGATTGTTGTGAGAGTTGTAAAATAGGAGAAATGATACCACAAGATGAAGAAGGGATTCTTATTTGTAATAATTCCGCTTGTGGTAAATTTATTAGTTATATTGTGGATTCAGCAAAACCGGCAAATAAAGAACCGCCGAATGAAGTCTCTTATACGGCTTATATTCGACGGAATCATTTCAAAGAAATTCTCTCGCAATTTCAAGCAAAGGAAACAACCCAGATTCCAGAAGAAGTCTTACAGGCAATCAAAGACCGAATCAAAAAGGAGCGTATTAAAAATTATAATGAAATCACATATGAAAAAATGCGCGAAATCTTAAGAAAATTAGGATTGAATAAATATTTCGAGCATATCCAATTTATCAATTCTATTTTTGGAGTAAAACCGCCTATTATGAGTGAAGAATTACACGAAACACTTTGTATTCTTTTTATAGAAATTCAGCAACCATGGGCGCTTCATTGTCCCCCGAATCGCAGGAATTTTTTCAATTATACATATACACTTTATCAATTATGTGTTCTTTTGGACCAAACACAGTATTTGCCATATATTCCGATGATGAAAGACCGTGAGAAACAATTAGAGCAAGATATGATATGGAAGAAAGTTTGTATGGAATTAGATTGGGAATTTTTTCCGACGGTCTAGAGTATGTCATAAAGAAGTGATATTACAGCTCTTTATGACAATTATTTTTTATAATAGTAAATAATAAAAAAAACAGTTACAATACTTACAAACCCGAAAAATGAACGACGTTCTAAATATCGATTGATTCGATTGTTTTGTTCGGTTTCATTTTTGGATGTATCTTTGATGTATTGTATTCGAAAATAATACCTAATCAATGAAGTCAAGATAACGATAATCAAAATCCATATTATTACAAAATTCGAATCAGTCATATATATATATATATATACATATATATTCAATAGTTATTCTTCAATCGGGTAATAACCCAAATTTTTTTATCATTTCTTCCCAGTCGGTATCCAATTGAGTTATATTTTCCATTTTCGGTTTTAT